ATTGCTCGGTCATTGCGTGCAGACACTAGTTTGCGGGCTACCCGGATTGAATCGCCGAGCCGAGCGATCATGCCGGGGCCGTGCATGATAAGTTCGCGGCCATGCCGGTAAACCTCATCCGTTCCGAGGAACCACGGCGTACCGATGCCTGACATGATGTCCTCGACGACGAGGCCGAATATCGCTTCCGGGCGACCGTCGACAAGCGCGGTCCATGCTTTCTCGCTGGTGGTGATCGCGATCCGCAGGGCCTGCTTCGACGTGCGCCCCATCGCCTCGCATTCCTCGCGGTCGATCGCGCGCATGCGGTTCGCGATGGTGTTGATGTGGCGCCACTCTGCTGGCACAAGCCTGACCCGGCTCTGCATCAGCCGTTCACGATCATATCGCGCGAGACGCCCAGGATTGTCATCGGCAGCGGGTCGACCGACCGGACGAAACAGGTGATCTCGTTCATCGCCTTGCCATCGGTGGAGAGCACGTAGTCGTCCCCGTTCATGAGCGCATCAGGCGAGCCGTAAGCCTCGCTGTCCCGGCTCTTGACCAGGAACAGGTGATCAGCGTCGATCCCGGCGTAGACTGACCGCGAATCGCGCAGGATCAGGCAGACGTCGCCCGTCTGCTGCCGGCGGCCCGTGTTGAAGCCATCGGGCAGGCTGCCGCGGATCGGAAGCAGGTCGATATCGGCGGTATAGGGAATGCCGAACGTCACGCGCGTGGCAGTGGGCTTGGCCGGCGGCAGGGTCACCCGCCCGTTCGCGACTGTCAGGTTCCTCACCACCACGCCATCGACGAGGCCGGCAACGTCGGTCCGCCCCTCGAGGTGCCATAGGCCCGAGAACATCGCCTGCGGCTCATCGAACACGCCAGACACCGCGGCGTCCAGATACACGCTCTCGGCCACGCTGGCCCACAGGTGCGGGGCAAGCCTCTCGACGAAGCGCCGCGTCACGCCTTGCACGACCCGATCGACGAGGAAATACACGCGGTCCTCGCCGTTCTCCGAGATGCAGACGCAATCACGGTAGTGCCCGTCCGTCTCGCACAGCGTCCAGCCCCAGACGTTTTGATCCTGCTCCCAGGTGAAGCAAAGCAGCTTGCCGTCCGAGCGCACCGCCCAGATCAGGGAGCGGGGCTCCTGCGAGTAGCACCAGGCTGCGATGCTGAACCCTTCGAAGAAGTGCGGCGAGAAGATAGACACATCGTTCGAGCGGAGACCATCGACCTCGAAGCTGTAGTTGATGGTCCTGACCGATGCGCCGACTGAGGGGGCATAGAATACCACGTTGTCGATCACGAGCGATGAAAGGCGCGATGCGCCGCGTCCGACCTGGCGCTTGATGGACGGCGGGGAGTTGCCCGTGAGGATGCCCCCCTGGCCGTCGCCGTCGACCGTGAAGATGGAATCGGACGAGAGGGCGAGTAGGCCGGTCGTCGACACCAGCTGGTTGATCGAGTTGACCCGGCCAGCGATGATCGTGAACGACACGCTGTCGTCTTCCCGCAGCGGCTGCGAGCGATCCATGTTCTCCAGCTCTGCCGACCGCGACCCCCACACCCCGTTCGGCGTGTTGCGCGTCCGGCCCCAAAGCGAGCGCTGTTCGAACAGCGTGACGGTCGATGGGTAGTCGTCGACGCCGCCGAATGGGCTGTAGCCTTCCGGCGGTGCGCGATCGAGAGCAGGGCCGATATTGTCGTCCCGAAATGTCAGACTGTCCGTGGTGCCAATGTACCCGAAAAATTGCGAGTTCTCGGCCTTGTAGACGTTGTAGCGGTCGGCGCCGGTTACCGCGCTCCAGGTCACCGTCGTGTAATTCCGCTTGAGGGTGAGGTCGACGGTCGCCGTAACGATCCCTGACGCGCGGCTTTCCCGCCCATCTGCGTCTACCGCCGTCACCCTATAGGCGACCGGCTGCGGAAAGAAGTTCGCGCCGTCATTGTCATCGTCGTGGTTGGGCTGTGTCGCGACGATGTCGATGCCGCCGGGCGCATCCAATGCGGGCCCGAAAGTGACGGTGATGAATTCCCAATCGGTATGCGCGCGGCGAACCAGCTTCCACGGCGTGTGGTCGATGTGCGCGAGATACATCGTGTCGGCAGTCTGCTCGTGGTCGATCTCAGGCAGCTCGGCGCCGTTGTATGGGGAGCCTACCTGGTAGACGCGGGAAACGCCCATCAGCCGGGGATCTCAATCGGGTCGCGCTTGCCAGGTCGGACAACCACGGGCGGCGCCGGCGGCGGGACGACAGGGGGCACGACAGGGGCGGCGGGCTCGGGGTCCGGCGCGACCGTGCGCGTAATGCCGCCATCCGCTGAGGTGAAAGGGTCAAGCCCCGTTGTGTCTGCGTTGATCGTGAAGCTGTTGGCGTCGACGACAGACATGACGCCCCAGGTCCTGCCATTCAGCAGATCGCCGATCTCGCCAGCAATGCCACTGAGATAGACCTTCTCGCCGAGCGCATAGCCATGAAATGCAGCGGTGATCTGCGCCTGGGCAGCGTTCGTGATGCCGGTGATCAGCAGTTCGGTCTCGACGAGACGCCCACCGAACGCGCACGGGCTCATGTACCCTTGTCCCATTTCGAGCGCATAGGTCTGTGTGAGGCTGAACTGGAACGGCAGCAGGCGATTGCCCTCGGTCATGTCCAGGACCTCGGCTACCAGCTCCGTGCCGGGCCGCTTGGTCAGGCCGCCGTACTTGAGCACCATGACGTTGCGCGCCTTGCGCACCGCAGACTGCCACGCCTCGACGTCGAACCGCCCGTAGAGGTGAGGCGCCAGCTCGCCGCGACTGAAATTGGTCTGCGCCGCGCGGAAGCTCACACGCCGATTCCCGCGCGGGCATATTCAACTTCGGTGACATAGCGGATCTGCCGGCGATCGGTCTTGTTCTCCTCGTCGGCGAGGGCGCGCACCCTCGAGCGCTCGGCAATCACCATGCGGGCATCGACCAGCTTCGGATCCTTGCTCAGCGGCATGGACACGCGCGCGGCCAGTTCATCGGCGAAGGCCTGCTGCATCAGCGGCGAAAGCTCGGTGACGTCGATCTGCGAGCGGGTGTAGATCAGCGTCGGCGTCTCGACGTTGGTGTAGATCTTGGTGCCCTCGAATGTGAAGGCGATGGTCACGCGGTCTTGCTCAGGAAATGTGAAGGGGCCGCCAAGAGGCAGGCTCCCAGCGGCTTCCTCGGCGCGGCGGATCGCAATCGCCTGAGCCATCCCCGCCGGCGCGGCAAAGGCATAGTTCCATTCGGCCGGGCGATCGTTGGCGACGGCGGCGAGAACGACGCGCGTCTGTCCTAGCGGGATCAGATCGGACCAGTCGGCCATTTCGTTGAGGAGCGGCTGTGCGTAGCGTTTGCACTCCCGCGCCTCTAGCGACGGTTCGTCGAGGCTCGCAATCTGCCCCTTGGCGATCGAGGCCAGCGCGCGGTTACACAGGTCGATGAGAGCAGCCATGTCGCGGGTCTACGTTGGCGGCACCGGGGGTTGAATCGCGCTAAGGCTCCAAAGCCGCGATGCGCGCTTCGTGGTCCAGTTGGCCTGCCTCAAGCGCTGAGATGCGTGCCTCGAAATCCACTGCTTGATCTTGAAGATAGGCCACAGCGATCTGGAGGGCGGCGACGTCATCCTGCAGGGAGGATACCTGTGGGCCAGACGCAAGAACAGCAGGCCCGGGCTGGACCTGCTGGCGCCTCTCGGGAGTACGGGAGCGGTTGAGTGGGTTGTTCTGACCTAGGAGCATCGGTATTGGGGCCAGCCTGAGGAGGCAAGCTGGCCCCGCCCCGTTACTTCAGCTTCAGCGTTTCGGCCGAGACGCCCGAGCCATCGGGCTTGTCCTTCTCGGCTTCGATCAGCTTCTCTTCGGCCTTGTCCTGCTTGCGCACCTGGCCGTCGGTGACTTCCTCCATCCAGGAGCCCTTGTCGGCGTCGGTCGAGAACGTCTCGCCTTCCTTGACGAAGCGCGATTCCGCCGAGAGGAAGCCGTCAGCGAGTGCGCGGTAGGTCTTGCGTGCCATTAGCGGCCTCCATAGGTGTAGTTGGTCTGGCGGGCCATAACGACGCCCGCGGTGATCTTGCCGGTCGACGGCGCGGTCCCGGTGATGTCGTAGAACAGGCGGACGTAGCGCACGTTCGTACCTTCCGGCAGCTCGTCGATCACCTTGAACGGGTAACCGCTGGTCAGCGAGGCAAGCGGCACAGTCATGCCGCTTTCGATCGTGGTCCAAGTCGTGTTGTCCGGCGACGTCTGCACCTGCACCTGCAGCGAAGTGAGGTTGTTGAACGTCTCGGTCACAAGGATGGCAAGCGGCACGCGCGTGCTACGCCCGACATCCTTGACGATGGCAGAGCCGCCGAAAGGGCTGCCAGTGCCCTGCAGGTCGATCGTATTGGTCGACGCTGCGTCGGCGGTGATCGCCTGCTGGTCGCTGAGCAGGAGAGTGTTATCGAAGATCATGGTGTTATCCTCCGTTCAGCGTTCAGACGACGCGGGTTTCGGTGTTGAGCAGCGCGTCCGTCTCGCGGATCGGAAGGCCTCGCCACGTGCGAACCTCCATCCCCTCAAGCTCCATGCGGCCCAGCTGCAAGGCGCCGTTGAGGGTGGGGTTCGTCGTTTCAGCGTCGAGACCCTCCATCATGGCGCTGTTCATGTAGATGACGGTGCGGCCCGGGCTCGCCTCGCCCGGCTTCTCCATCTTGAACGAGCGGCGCCCGTGCAGTTTGTAGAAGCCCCTGCGCAGCAGCCTGTTGATGGAAACCGTGCCGGCGCCGACATCGGACACGTCGACGTTGGCGATACGTGAGTTCGCACGCCAGTCCTTGACCGTCAGGCCAAGGTGCTGTCGGTACAGGCGCTCGAGCACGTAGTAAGGGTTGAGGTTGCCATCAAGCACGCGCTGACGGCCCATGTCCTCGGTCTGCATGCCCGCCGGGATATTCTTGGGCACGATGAGGCTGGTTTGCGCATCACCGTGAGTGACGAACCAAATCGAGGTGTTGTCCGAACCGGAGCCGCCGCCGTCAATGACGTTGGGATTGGCCAGCGTGTTGTAGCGCGGCGAGAGGCCGTGGAACTGCTTCGGGCTGGTCGCAACGTTCGAGTACCAGATCGCGCTTTCGTTGTTCTGCGCGAAGCTCTCCAGGAAGCCGAGGGACTCCATCGTGCGCAGCTTGCCGGCGTTCTCGGGGTCGAGGTCGACGAGACGAGTGTCGATCGCGTCCAGGCCTTCCACGAAGCCGGTCGTGTCCTCGACGCTGGTGTAGTTGCCCTTGCTCTGCGGGATGCCCTGATAGAGAGCGCCCCACGTCACTTCAGGCAGCTTCGACCGAATCGACGACATGTGCGACGAGCCCTTGTTGGCCGTCAGCACGTTGGCATCCGAATAGAACGGAG